AAGTAGAAGTAGATCTGACCAAGATTAATGTAGTTCAGACTGAAGGACATAGCAACACCATAAAGTTGTCCGATACTATGGGTGTTGTTATGCGTTATCCAACCATGTCGGATGATGATATTGCTCCTACAAGCAAAGAAGATTCTGAAAATGTCCTCAAGAATGCCGAAAGATCCATGCAGTTGATAGCATCCTGCATAGATGCAATCTATGATGGCGAAAAGGTATACAATACAAAGAACTTTACAAAGCAGGAAGTGATGGAATTCATAGAGAATCTTTCGCAAGGAATGTTCCAAAAGATTGCAACCTTCTTCCAAAATATGCCATCTTTGAAGCATGACATTAAATTTGCTTGTGCCAAGTGTGGAGAGGAAAACAATCTTAGCATAAGAGGTGTTCAAGATTTTTTTACTTGATGATGCTGCATGATTCGTTGGCGAATCAATTGCAGACTAATTTTATCATGCTGAAGGATCACAATTTTAGCCTCACGGAAATTGAAAACATGATTCCGTGGGAACGACAGATTTATATCGGTCTATTGATTAACTATGTGAAGGAGCAAAAGGAAAGAATGGATCAAGAACAGGCTTCAATGAGAAGCGGATAAGCCTGTTAAGGAAAATAGATGGCAGAAGACATAACCAATTCAAACGCAGGAAATTCCAACCAGTCTATGGAAGGATTCAAGGCTATCTCTCAAAAGTTGGGAGAAAACGAAAAGGTTTTGGGCAAGATTGCCGAAAGTTCAAACGATACTGGCGAAAAGATTGGCGACCTTCTGAGAAGACATAAAGAGGGTAATGATACATTAAAAGAAGTAGCAAATAGTTTGAACAATCTTGATGATTCAAACAAAAAAATGTTAGAAAATGCGGCAGAAGAGAAGAGAGAATCAAAGACAGGAGGAAAAGCAGGGGCAAACGAAGTTAAAACTGAAGGGGACAAAAAGGAAAAAAAGGAAAAAGACAAGTCCATAAAGTCTATGACTGACTTTAATAAGTCATTAGGCGCAATTGTCAACAATCTCACACAGGCAAAAGACGATCTCATGTCTGGTAAGTTGTTTAAGAAGATGTATGTTAATGTGTATAAAGGATTCAGGTCGTTCTATCGTGTGTTTGGGAATGTCCTTGCTGAAGGTGCGGGACTTTTGTTCGGAACGCTCTCTACTGCACTTCCCAAACTCATAAGCAATCTTGGGACGCTATTCAAGCCTATTACTTTTCTGTTATCAAAGGTGGGATTAAATCTTAAAGGGCCTACTGAGTTCTTTAGTAAAATAGCAAATTTCTTCAATGAAACTGGTCCATTTATAAACAAAACATTGGGATTTATTGAAAAGACATTTGGTAATAAAGCAGGAACCATCTTCCTAGAAGCCTTTGAAATCGGAGCAAAGATTGGAAATCTACTTCCCTTCCTTGCGGTTATACCTACCGCAATTGAAACGGTAATGTCTGCATTTGAAATGATTACAAAAGGTGATTTCAAGGGAGCATTCAAATCTATATTTGTAGGCTTTATTAAGGGCTTTGCTGCATTCTTTACCCTCGGTCTTTCGGATCTTATCTTGGATTTTGATAAAATGTTTGAGACACTATCTCAGCCTCTTGATGCCGTTTTTAGTGTATTCAAAGATCTTTTCTCGGTAATTTATGATGTCTTTCAAAGTGTAATGGTAATAGTCATGGGCATTTGGAATGATTTATTGGCACCAATACTATACTCTTTGTGGACAGATGCATTACAACCACTTGGTAAGGCACTTTCTGCGTTGGGAGATATGCTTACAAGCGTGGTGGGAACACTTTTCTCCATAGTTGCGGGTGTATTGAAACCATTTACAACTGTATTCAGAATAGTCTTTAAAATAATTTACGAGACTATCAAATTTATGTGGGAATATGGCATTCGCCCAATGTTAATGCCTCTTACCTTTGTCATATCAATATTGTTCAAAACACTTGGGACTATATTTGATGGCTTCATGTATATTTTTCAGGGCATCAAATGGGTATTTGATAAGATATCATTCTGGGTAAATGTGTTTACCAAACTTGTTGATATGGACGGAGATAATGCATCGGGGGGGATTGCAGATTTCTTTAATTCCTTACGAGCAATATTTGATTGGATAAGAGGCATTATCGTAGATGGTTTTTTTGCCTATGTAGATTTCTGGTGGCAAGGGGTAAAACTAATTTGGGATAGAATAGTTTTTACTTGGAATCAACTTGTAGGACACATCATATATGCATTGGAATGGTGGGGAGATCTTATCAAATCTGCATGGAATTATGTTTTTGGTTTGTGGGATGATCTTACCGATGCCTTGGCATATGGAATGCTCTGGTGGTGGGACGCAATCAAATCTGCATGGAATTATGTTTTTGGATTATGGGATCAACTTACGGATATGCTTGCTTATGGAATGCTTTGGTGGAAGGATGCAATAATTGCAGCATGGGATTATGTTGTTGGATTGTGGGATCAACTTACGGATATGCTTGCTTATGGAATGCTTTGGTGGAAGGATGCTATAAGCGAAGCATGGGATTATGTTGTTGGATTGTGGGATGAACTTACCGATGCCTTGGCATATGGAATACTTTGGTGGAAGGATGCCATATTTGCGGCATGGGATTATGTCGTTGGATTATTCAACGAACTTACCGATGCCTTGGCATATGGAATGCTTTGGTGGAAAGATCTCATAGATGAAGGATGGAAGAAAGTTACCGATATATGGAACTTCATTGTTGATGCACTTGCAGAAGCATTGGAACCTGCAATGGAGCCAATAAATCTATTCTTGGATAAGTTGAAGCAAATATGGGATTACTTGATGGGCAAGGTAGACGCTGTTCTTGGATGGTTTGGTCTTGGAAGCAAGAAGCCAGAAATGAAGCAAGAGGCTCCTCCCCCTCCAGAAGAAATTCCAGAAACTCCTATTGCTGCTCCTGCTACACCTCCTGCCCCTCCCCCTGCTCCTGCTCCTCCTGCTAGACCAATTGCTTGGTCTCCTTCTTGGGGCGGACCTGCGATTCCTTACAATGAAGGTGGAGATATTGCAATTCAGGATATGATGCGAGGAGAAAAGAAATCTAGCCTCTTCAAAGATTACAAAGACGAAGAGCAAAGTGCCAAGTATCAAGAATTAAATACTGAAATGAAAAAGAGAATGGCAATGGCTCAAGGAGGCGGTGGCGGTTCGCCCATTATCATCAACAACTCTCCGACTACCAATGTTGGAGGAGGTGGTGGCGGCGCAATGCCTGTTGTAATCTCTCCGACTCCTGTTAGAAACATGGATCCAACTCGCGGTCTCATCAATACCTAAAACACAACCGCCACCCTTTCGGATGGCGGTCGTTGCGATTGACTGGGATTTTGTTCAGTCCTCTTCTGCCAACTTGCGGAAGTAGGCGAGAGCATCGTCTTCTCCTTCATCTGCCGCTGCTGCCTTTGGAGCGGGCTTCTTGGAAGCAGGCTTAACTGCCTCCTCGGTAGCCTTGTTGCTCTTGGCAAACTTCTGCGACAGAGACTCGCGCACAGGCTCTTCGTCAGCCTGCTTCTCGGGAGCCTCGGTGAAAAGAACCGTGTGCATACGATCCTTCAGTTCGTCATAAGACTTGAATTGATCGGGAGCAGTAAATGCAACAAGCGAATGCTCCTTCTTCCACAGAACCTCAAGTTCCGAATCCTCTCCATCAAGAAGAGCAGAGGGAGAATCAAACGAACTCTTCTCATAGTTGACATAGCCACCGTCACCGATAGTAGCCTTCAACTTGAAGTTGCAACCCTGCCAGAAGTCAAACGGATTGATTGACTTCTCGTCATCAAACTTGGGGTTCATCTTGTCGTTGATCTTCTCAAAGATCTTCGCACCATACTTGAAGAGGAATACCTTGCCCTCGTTCTCGGGATGAGCAGCATCCTTGACGATCAGGATATTGCTGATATAGGTCAACTTGCGCTTGCGGTCACGGGCGACAGTCTTGTCAGACTCAAGTCCGCTATTCCACAGTTCGTTATTGCCTTCGCAGATCGGACACTTCTTGCCGATGGTAGTGGGGCAGTTCTCAATCATCCAACCGCCCTTGCCCTTGAAGCCGTGCGAGAACACGCGCACCCAAGGAATCTCTTCGCCTTCAATTGCGGGAAGGAAGCGAATCACGGCATAACCGTTACCTGCCTTGTCGCGCTCAAGCGACCAGAAACGATCATCCTTCTCGTATCCCCCCTTGCTGTTCAACTTCTCCATCTCCTTGGAGAGTTGCTGCGTCATTGTCTGTGACTTCTTCTTTAGGTCTGAAAATCCCATATGTGTCGTATCCTTTCGTGTATTGGTGTGTATGAAGTATGGGTAGTATACAGGTATCTAGCCTGTGGTCAAGTGCTTTCGCACAAGATTTTGCGGACAGATTCTTTGAGAGTTTGAAGATTGGCTGTGTGTTTTAGAAATCCACCGTAGCCAATCATACGCCCTCGCATCTCGTCCCAAACGGGATCGCCCGATAGGGATGACTGCCAACTATTTGTAAATTCAAGCATCTGATCAAGGATACAGAAAGTCTCGGGCGAGATCTTCTTCTGCATCAACAGGCGCAGGATCTTGGGATGGTTCTTGTTCTCACAGATGAACAACTTGCTCCACGCATCAGGAGTGAAGTTATCGTGAATGGAAGCGTACTTGATGAGTGTCTTGATGTCCTCACCGAACAGATAAGTCAGGCGTTCGTTTCGCTTACGCCATTCCAAGAAACGCTGATTTGCTTCTTCGCCAAGCATGGAACCGATCCACATATTGGGATTATCCTGCATTTGTGAAAGCAGGAAGTGAACCATGTTCTCTTCGCTTGTGTATCGCTTCGCCAACTTATCAAAGAAGTGGCGATCCTTTCGGTTCTCAAAAGTCTGTGGCTTCGGAGAGATCCTGCCATAGCGAAAGAAATCATACTTATCTCCTCTGAAGTGAGCCTTCATGGAGACATAGATCTTGTAGGCTTCATAGCCGTTCATAGGGGCAGTTTGGAATCCTTCTTTAGAAGATTGAGTCGTTGACCTTCAATCTTCAGGCGTTCCTTGATTGGTTTACTTAGGAGTTTTGAAACTGTATCAGGTTCCACTCCGTGCTTTTCACAGATGTGAATGACAGCATCAAGATAGGATGGCTCCTTCTGAATCTTGACGAAATCCTCAACTTCTTTTGAGAAGTCTTGAGTGAGATTTACAATTGAACCCATGCTTACTCCGTATAGGGGATTACACCAATTTCTTGAACAGCACGGCTAATGCCCCGTTCAATCTCTTCTTCGGATAGGAGCATGACAATCTCGTCCCCCTCCTTGCGGAAGATGCGGACGCAATGATAACGAGTGTCCTTGTCCATGTCAACGACATTCTCGTCCTTCTTGGTAAATAGTCCCTTAACCCACAATACTAGTTTCTTTAGCCAGTTCATTCTTAATTTGCTCCTGTAGTTCTTCAAAGTTGTTCTTTGACCAATAGAGTTCAATAGACTTCTTCAGCCCCTCACGGGCATTCCTTGAGTCCTCAATAAACTCCTGATCTACGCCACTATCACAAGCAACAAGGATGACTGTTTGTGGCAACTTCTTCTGACCTGTGCGCTCAAGCCACATATGGGCATACGCACACGCCTGTTGAAAGTAGTTTTGAATGTCAGACTTGCGCTTCTCCTTGCGAGATGACTTGAAGTCAATGATTGAAATCTCGCCATCATAGTCAGCGATACAGTCAAACCGTCCCGCTAGGCGCAGGGTATCCGACCACAGCGATTCCTCTTGACCGTGGATATTGGTGATCTTGTCAAGATGCTTCTTGATAAGCATGAAGAGAGTCTTGTCGCCAAGCGGTGCAGACTTAACGGCTTCATGTTCACCCTTGAGGTAGGCTTCCGTGATTTCGTGGAGTTTGTTTCCACGGGAAATGGCTTGCTGTGAGATCTCCAAGTTCTTTGGATCGCTTCGCCACTTTGCCCAAAATTCCTTCTTCTCAAATCCTGTGACCGTAGTCACCGAGGGATACCATTCGCCAGATGTGGGAGACTGATAGAATCTTCCAAGTTCAGGGATTTCAATTGATCGTAGTCTTGAAAAATTCATTTAGTGCATCCAATCGTGACGGCTACTTTGCTTCATACTGTTTCGCGGATGGTGTTGTTTTACTTTTGCCAAAACTTCCTGCCAACCCTTATCGGGCTTTGTGGTTCCGATGCGAACGGAATCCACAACAGAAGCCGCACCCACAACGATCTCAACCTTCTTCTTACCGCAGGAAGGACACTTCTTCTTTGTTGGCTTCTCCATATCGGCAATACGAAGCATCTCATCAAAGGTATGCCCACAACCCCCA